TACTCATCGTCTGTCTCCGTCTTGATTGCATGATTGCTCTAGTGACTGGTGTTATCTTCATCATGCACCAGTCTTAGCATAGGTTCGTTGTCGTTGTCAACCCCATAAAGGTAAGTCTCATAGTATAGATTATCGTCATCCATTAGCTGGCATAGATAGTCAAAGACACACTGCTTCAGTGCGTTGTCATCCATGCAGTGACCATCAAAGTCCAACTCTATCACCACCTTGGTTGATGCTTCAGGTTTCCACGGCATATCTAATCTCCTTTTGTTGTTGGTAGTTGTTCGTTAAACAGTATTTCAAACGTATCTTCTACAAGTTCTCCGATTGTATCTTCGTTATCTGTCCCCTGATGAACTCGCTTGGCATCTAATAAGCCGTTACAGCTTAATGTTCTGTGAATATCTATCAGGTTAAAGTATAATTCACTTTCAATTCTGTTATCCATCATGCTTCCCCTTAAAACAGTGGTTCATATGTTGCGCCATCATCATGTCTAGACTTAAGACCTGATAGCTGCTGCCTCATGCTTGCTACATCCTGACCCTGCCATTCTGCATCCTCTATCTGGACTGCCAGTGCCTTCATCTTGGTTAGGATACTAGCAAGCCTAGCGTCTTGTGTTATGTCAGGATATGCCGTGTCAATATACATGCCCATGACTACCCCCTTGCCTTAACAAATCTGCCTGTTACTGTGTCACGTTGCGCTAACAGATAGCCCTTGTTGGTGCTGAATGTACCTAGCTTGCCGTATCGTTTTGTAGTCCGGCGAAACTGCACAAGGTCAATGGTCAAGACTGGACGTGCTGTTGCTGTTGTTGCTGGCTTGGTGAATAGATTTTTGATAATGTTAAGCATGTTAGTTACCTCGCTTGGTTGTGTTGTTAAGTTTCACTAGTCTATTAGCTGCATATGCTGCTTCATCTTTTGATACACCATATTCAATTAGAAGTCTATATATTTTTTGAACCTTGGTCATTTTATTTTACCCTTATTTAATCCCATGTATCCTGCGCCATGCTACCCAAGTGATAGCTTGCATCTCATATGCTTTGATATCACATTGATTAGCCGCTTGTCTATAGGCATCTTGCAATAAAGCATATTCTTTTTTGCCTATGTTTGTCTTGTCATCGGTCAAGCCAATGCGTTCAGCATATGCTATGTTCCGTGCATGTCCATCAATCGTGCATGTATTCTCGCCCATTATGTTTTCAAAAAAGCACGTTATCTTCTGCCCATTCAATATAACCTTGGCTTGTGCATAGTCTGGCATCTCTTCCAGTATTCGCCAAGCCTTGGCTTTCATGGTATGGTATGTGCTAACCTTGACCGACTCAATATGATCACCATTGATAAAGGCTGCAATCAAATCATCGGCATTGGTTACGTTTCTTTCCCACTTGTTATTAGGCGACAAGGCTGCAACGACACCAACTACAATATGTTCAGGCATGTCATACTTGTTGGCAATGGTGCGACACTCGCATAAGGCTTGGTGATACCATGTCATGCCATGTTTAACTTCATCCGGTGTAGCTAGGTTATGAATAGCTATAATATTTGCTACTAGGTTTTTCATTGTCTTACCCCCATTTCTGACTGTCTATGCCAAAGAGAATACCCTCTAAATAGGTTAGCATTTCTCTAGGCGATAGTCTATGCTGGACAATATAGCTACCCTGATTACTAGTCAACTGCCAGCCACCATAGTGTGGCGCATTGTTTAACTCATATGCTGTATTTAGCTTTGTGTTAATCCTTGCTAGACGTACCCCTAGCATATGTTTAGTTACTCGCATTGTCTTATCCCCCAAAGTAGTCGTTGCAAATCGTTGCGATCATTTCAGCAATAAACAAAGCAAAGCCAGTCACGCCTAATACAAAGATGAATACTATAAGAAAGTCTAACATGTCAAGCCCCTTGTTTGTTGCTAGGGACACTATCGCCCCTAGCGTTTAGATTGTCAAGCGATTATTTCACACCATGAATAGTTTTTAGCCTGTTTAATTGTTCGCGCATGATGCTGGCATATTCAGACAGATCAGGATTGACTTCTTTCAATTGCCCCACTTGCATCCCCAAAAGGATATCCATCTTTTCTATTACCATCAAAGTATGTTCCAAATCTGTGTAGTTGTTAGCCATTGTCTTAAATCCTCTTGGTTTGTTGCGTGTCGTCTAGTCTGTTTCGCTTGTCACCAGATTGCCTTGGCGTTTAGGTGGTTAAAGCTACAAGCGTTGTCTGACTAGGTCAGTGCGTCAACTTGATGATGAAGTATGCGCAGATCATGCAAAGAATGTCCACAGCTAATTGCGAAAAAAATAGATAAAAATGATAAGTGACTGTAAACATTGGGAAGAATGTTTAAAATCAAAAAGAATAGATAGAAAGAGAAAGAGACACGTTAAAAAATGTCCAACAATATCCAACAATCCCGCCGCCAGTCTGTCATATGTTTGACATGGACAACACGTCTGAGATGTGGTATAATTTTAAAGGATGCGCGCGTGACGGGCGCGGGGGTGCGCGCGATTCCACAATGTTATATACCCTCTCAGATTTTTTTACCAAAATGAGACACCTGTCAAACATCCGACACATGTCAAACACTCTCAACATACTGCCACATTCTTTAAGCCGATACATAAGCATACCTCTAAGGAAGTAGTAAGCAGTATGTCACACCTACTACACCTGTTAAACAATGTCTAACAATGTTAAACATACTAAACATACTTTAACATATAGTTAATATATGTAACAGGGGGTCTTTCCTTAGAGGTACACTTTAGAAAACACTACAGCACCAGCCAACCTGACTCCTGACTGTCTCTAGTACCTAAGTTCAAGTGAGACATAAACTTATCTAGCTCATTGTCTAGCAGTTCTTCCTTCCTTGAAGCTATTTGTACATCTGCATCAGCAGCCATCTGGTCTACCCAATACTGCACAGCCATAGCAAGTACATCAAGTCTATCATCGTGAGCCAATGCTCCCCTAGTCTTAGTAATCCTAGTCATCTGATAGGTAAGCATGTACTTAATACCCTTCTCAGGGGGCATGTTCTGGACACTCTCGTAGTCTTTCTGGATAACCTTAGGGTCTATAACAAGCTTATGCTGGTTCATTACAGGCTCTAGGGTGTCAATGATCCTGTGTTCCTTCTGTTTACTATGTCTAACCTCTTCAACAGTCACAGGATGTGTCTTAAGCAGGTAGGGCTTCAGCAACTCTGTGAACATACCGTCACCAAAGTTACTCTCTACCAGTACCATATTAACCTTATGTATCTTAGCCAAGTCACACAAGTGCTGCAATGTAGACTCAGAGTAGCCACCTGCAACACCACCAGCATCTACAACATGTAAGAAGCCGTTTAACATCTTAACAACAGCGTATGCTGTCTCGTCAGAGCCTCTACCAGAGGGGTCAATGGCTAATACACTACCAGTGTAGTCAGCACGGCCTACAGTGTCCTCAGGGGCGTAGAACTTGTCCCCAGATAGTCCAACATTGGGTAGGTCTGGTAGGGGTTTGAAGATACCATACACCAGCTTTTCTGGTGCTGTGTCCTTATCACAGGAGTATACAAGTAGGTCACTCAGCTTAAGCGGATACTTGTTTGCGTCACTGAGGCTAGTATCCAACATAAATTGCAGAGCAAAACCGCTTCTACCATAACTGAGTTCTCTTTCTAGTAAGTCTTCATCATTAAATCGTTTAGGGTCCGTAGGAAGCCCGTACACGGCCTCTAGGTTATTTTGTAGGGAATCATACAGCGAAGGAGCTAGACGGCTCCCATAGGCCTTCTCTGCGCGATCTAGGGTAGGGTATCTAGCGGGCCATACCCGCATCTCGTAACCCCTACCTATAAGAGTGTTGTAGAGAGACATCTCATTCTGTGGTGTCCCAAGGTATATAATCTTACCATCGGGCTTGAGAACAGCATCAAATTCCTTAACAGTCTCCCCTAGTTTCTCACGCATCATGTGTGTCATAGAGTTGTTAGGGACTTCTACGTCATCAGCAATAATAATATCAGCACGACTACCAGTAAGCTGTCCTGTGACACCCACAGACTTAACTGAGGGTGAGCCAGAGGCTTTAGCAGGTGCTACGTCAAAGGCTATCTTAGACCACCGTTGTCCATCCTTAGCCACTAGATGCTGGCATATAGGGAGTTCTACGATGATACGCTGTGTAAAGGTAGAGAAGTCATCAGCACGTGCCTTAGACGCTGACACAACCATAAACTTAAGCTGTGGGTTAAGGAGTAGCTGGTGTACTACGTAGGCAGCAGTTATGTAAGACTTACCTACACCACGGAAAGCCTCAATGATACAACGCTTAGGGCTGTGTTGTAGGAAGTGTGCTATGTCGTACTGAATAGGAGTAGGCTCAGGAAGTCCTAGATGTTGCCATACTAGGTATGTAAAGTTCCTAAAGTCCTTTAGAGCCTCAGGAACGGCTTGTTGTTGTTGCATGGTGTCTACCTACCTCTCAGGTGCTAGACCCCCCTCAGAGGGGCTTAAATCGCTATTAAAGGGCATTTAATCATCGTACATAATGTCTATGGGATGGTCATGGGCATCATTAGCCTTAGCCCACACAGCATTGATGGGAGCTACTGAGAACTCAAAGGTAGTATCACCAATCTTATTTCCTGTGACTGCTCCCTCAATCTTAAAGCCTGTAGCAGTAGTAGGAGGTGTAGTATCAGTACCAAACCCCACTTCTATCTCATGTGTATCGTGGTGGTTTTGTATGACTAGATAGGTACGCTGAACATTAGTGTTTAGTACCTTAGTCCAGTTACCACCTATCAGGAGTACCTGCTGCGTCTTTAGGGTAGCATTAGGACCCTCTCTCATTGCATCTGCTCCGCAACGTCAAAGGGCAAGTCCTGTAGCAAGTTAGCCATAGGACTCTCTGCCATGATGACATCCAAGGATGCTCCGTTGTCCTTAAGAAACTTAACAGCCACTGATAGTTCACTAGCTGTAGCTTCCCCACTACGTACTCTTAGTAGTAGTTCTTGGGTGACAGCCTCATGCAAGCTGTCTATCAGTTGTTTTTCTGTCATGTCGGTTTCTTCTTATACTTGTCTGTTTTAGGAAAACCAGCCTTCATGTTAGCGTAGGCTTTAGGGCTGACAGTAGACTTACTCTTAGGTCTGCTAGTGCCAGCCTTCTTACGTTTGTTAATATTCTCATACAGGCTCATTTAGCTACCCCTTTTATCTTCTCAGCCGTACGTAGGCCACCAAGACCAAGCATACCTAGAAGCACAGTCATCAGGCTATCCATGTCAAACGCAGGTAACTCTGGTATCTCTATGCCTAAGTAAGCGCATACAAACATTGTGACAGGGGCAAATATAAAGTGCCAACCCATCGCACTCGCTAGTATCCAGCCAAGGAAGGGTCTCCAACCTGCCACAAAGATAGACTTATGTGAGGCTTCTGCCTTATTGATTTCAAGCTGACCCTTAGCCAACTCTTGTGCATGACGCTCAGACATAGTTGCAATCTCATGTGCAAGCTTTGCCTTCTCACCAGCATCAGGGATAAACTTATCCAGTAGACCTGTAACTGGTCCTATTAGTGCTTGTAACATTTATAACTCCTGACCCTTTAGCTGAATACAACGGAAGTTTCTAGGCTTCAAGTCGTAGCCCTTCATCTCCATAATGTCGTTACCCATTACGTAGGCTCTCTTTTGACATAGTTC